ATCCATAACCGGACGGGTCATTTCATCCCACGCGGTTGCCTCACCCTTTTTAAACCATTTATCAATCGTTTCTTTCTTGATATCCATTAACTTAATAAAACTTAAAACTTGGCTGATTTGTTGGGGTGTGGCTAGTAATTCTTGACAATCCTTTTCCAGTATTTCACGTCCGTATCGATTCGCTATTTCGTCATAGCTGAATTGAAAACGGTCACTTTCAGGGAAAGCACTTATTCGGCTTTTCTTAATAACTGCCTCGCGTAACTTGCCCTTTTTGTGAATCTCAAAAACCAAGTCAAATAAATAATCGAGCTTTTTGTAACAGTCGAATGTTTGCCCTAACACGGTCATGTTGTGGCCGTATTCATTCTTACTGTGACTCGTCAGGATCACATTCATATCAACCTTGATTAACAAATTAATCAATTGTTTCATCTTTCGGTTAGACGCAATGTAATGTCCACCGTGTGCCATTCCGTCCGGGTTAGATGGTGATATCCTATCGGCTGCACATTTATCAACGAGATTGTTATAAATCACGGTTAGCGGATCAATAATCAATGTTTTGTACTCGTGCTTTTCGGTTGCCAACGCTTTAATTTCGGTGAGCAATTCGTCAAAGTCTGTCGTGTGAAATACACACCCGCCATTTTCTTTTAACTTTTCCAAGTATTGTTCGTGTTCATATCCCTTTTCCGCATCGATTAAATACGGTTTTGGAAAACTGATTGCTGCGAACGTTTTACCGGCACCGGCAACACCATACATAAAACATTTCAGACGCTTTGTAACTAATTCTGGTTGTATTCCTCTTAAAGCCATGACTGCACACTCCCTATTGCAACAACTATAATTACGACCGCGACTAATTCATACCAATTAAATCGAGAAATTGATAGGTTATTTAACCGCTCTTGTGGTGATATAAAATCTCTCATGCTACCTTTATTCATCCCAGCCCCCAAATCGTTGTGATTCTGCGTACATCCTGTCCATACATGCATCATTTAGGTACTCTTGAAGATGAGAATCTAAGTTAGCATTGAGGTTCATAAACTGCGATACCAATTCTAATTTATCGGCAGCATCAAGTTCTTTAATATCAAGTCGATATTCACTGTCGATGAGTTTTGCTTTTTTGAAAGCTAGGCTTTGTGCTAGCTCGATGATAGGTCGCTCGTGCGATTTGATGGTCATGGCTTACCTCGTTATGTTATGTGACGTTATGTTTTGTTAAGTTACACAGCCATAATATCACACCATTTCACAATGTCAACTATTTTTATCATTTATTTATCATTCGCTAATTATTCGCTAACTATTCGCTTATCATTCGGTTTACATTAGATTATGATTAACTTACTATACACCGTTTTTAGAGGGGGGTTAAATGTCACCAGTTAAGCGATTACGAAAATCATTATTTATGACACAGGCAGCATTTGCCGAAAAGATAGGGTGTAGCAGAATGATGATATATGCCTATGAATTAGGACATAGCAAGCCGGGAAATAAAATAATTAAGGCCATGTTGGACGTTGCCAAAGAGCATAATATTGAAATTAATATTGAGGACTTTTTCAAAGAATAATTATCCACAAAAACTGTGGGTAAACCTGTGGGGTAATTGCATGTATCCCTTATGTTATAAGGGTTTAAAGCTGTGACCAAATTATGAATATAAGGACGGAGGTTGGCCATTATGAACAAAGAGCAATATATCGAACATGAAGTAAAACTGCGCGTCCACGATGAACGATTCAAGATCATTGAAGCGAAATTGAATTGGATCATAACAATCAGCGTGGGCGGTTGGGTATTGCCAATTGCTTTACATGCCATGAAATTAATTTAAGGGAAACAATGGAGACGAAATTTAAAGTGGTATATGAAAATCTCACCAACAAAGAGGTGGACTTGGTGGCGAGCATTCAAAAGCTGGCACATATGATGAGTGATTTATACGCGGTAACACCCGGTAATCGAGAGCTGTCACTTGCTTTGACAAACCTTGAGCAATCCGTTATGTGGGCTATCAAAGGTATTTGCGTTCATAGGATGAAACTTGATGAGTGATGATGAAAGCAGATTTGTAACGGTTCATGACCGGGTTCGTCAAAAGATGATGAAAACCACCCATGAGCAATTTGGCTACAAACACCCTGATTTGGACATGAAAGAATATGTCGCGCCAACTCAAACAGATTTGGATGAAATTAAGCAAGCCTTAAAGTACATACTTCAAAAACTAACAAGCCTTGATGATTATGTGAGACAGCATAGATACAAGCCGGGTATGTATGAGAAACGCTTGGATAAAAAATGATTTTTAACTAAGGAGAAAGTATGAAGCATAAAGTGGATTTGAGGGATTTATTAAAAGGGATGCCGTTATCACTGAAAAAAGAAATTGTACGAGCAGTTACGCGTTCAATGACAAATGCACCCATTGGACACATGAAAAAGTTTATTGCGGAGTATGAAGACGATAGTCAAATTGACCACATGATATCACGCATTTGTGCTGATGTAATTTCAAAGGTTGGTAATGCCTTGGGTGAAGCGGTCGAAGGAACAGGAAAAACCGGCTTGTGTGGAATCATTATGGGTGAAATTGCAGTACGTGAAATTAGAAATGTGGCTGATAGTATTCAGCGTGCTATTGATGCTGTAAAGAAAGACGAACCAACCCACGATTGCAGAATACACAAACATTAAACAAAAAGGAGAGGCGAGAGAGTCTCTTTCGTCTCTTTAAAAAGGGCAGAAATATGATTGAATTTACACTTGAGGAATTGGAAATAATACAAACGGGTATGAGTATTTATGAAAAGCGAAATTATAATTTTCGTGGTGATGCGCCTTATGAAACCCCGATTACCCCTATTTTGCGTAAGCTTAAAATAATGGTTGAGGATGAAACCGCGTTGCGTGAAAACAAAAATAAAAGACTCACCACTCAAGAAATAGAAAATTACATTTTTGGAGCGAGCCGTAATGAAATATAGAGTCAATCTTGAGTTCTTAGAATATGGAGAACAGTATTTGACGGTTCAAGGTGCATTGCACGATGAGGCACACGATGCTTGTTTAGATTCTATTTGGCAAATGTTGGCTTTATTGGCATTGGGTGATCATAAATTTGATGACGATGTAATTGACCGATTAACCAAACGTTTAGAGGAATTTAGAAATGTTCAGCTATAGAGACAGGGCGTTTTGTGCGTCACCTAATTGTTCAAATGCGTGTGGTAGACAGATTACAGACCAGCAACGTGCGGAAGCCGTACAGCTTGATGTTCCTATTGCATGGGGTTATTTCTGTGATATTCCAGAGGAAGCATATAATTCGATTAAAGAAAATGAGGCACCAGAATGAAAAGGGTTAAGCGTGGCGCGAGAGTAATGGCGCGAAATTCGTACAGTCAAGAGCATGAAAGAGGGACGGTTATAGATTTTGACAAAATCAATGGCACAATGATTATTGTCATTTACTTTGACGAATTTGGTCAGGTATTGGAATGTACTAGGGATGAGGTGATCATGATTGATTGTGAAGAGTGCTTTGAATACGCCAATAAAATTTTTGAACGCGGTGAAATTGAATCGGCAGACATTCATAAACTGATGCTTGATAGGCACGTATTGAAAGGATGTGACAAGATTCTGGACTTCAAGAAAATCACTATTGAGTTGGAAAAGTTACACGAATTTTTGTATGGTGCGCATTTGGCAACGAATGACCATGAAGCATGTGCAACGTTACACCGTGCGTGTCATACCGTCACCGACATCATTCATGAGATTAAATTAAATGGCAAGTGAACCTGTTGAATTAGATATTTACCTGATGAGGCTAAAACGAATTTATGGCAATTTGCATCAAAAGCAAAGTGAATTGCAAGAGATTATGAAACAGACTCAAGAGGGAACAAAAGAGCGTATAGAAATACAGCTTTATTTGTTAGGATTTAACAGGGCATTACAATTTGTGGAGAATGGAATCGATGATTAAGAAATTCATTTGTTTTTTGTTAGGCCATATTAATAATTGGGATGAGTACGATTTTAGGATGGAAAAAGAAATGCACTATGGAGCGGGTGACATGGTGCAGTGTAAGCGTTGTAAACAATATTTAAGGATGATTAATGATCGATATTGAGACTTTAAAACCGGGTACGCCTGTGTGGATATTGCTCCAGAATAGGCCGGTAAAATTTGTGATGCGAAAGTTAGAAAAAATTATTTCCGATTCAGGGGTGAGCTATCATGTAGAGGGTGAGGGCTATTCTGTCCCGGCTGATTGGTGTTTCTCAACCGAACTTGAATTGATTGAGAATGAAATTAATTACTGGCGTGATATGCGATTAAATTACATTGTGAAACATGGCCTCGAAAACCTACCTATTTAAGAATTTCTTTTATTTTATCCATTGCTGATTTATGGCTTCGGCACTCTTTGAACTGGTCAATTGTGTCCGGTTCTCGCCGTTCATGCTTTTGCTGGTCAGTCTCTTGCGTGATCTGATTTAGGTTTCTATTTTTTAAAAATAACTTCACCGCTTCATTGTAATGTTTCTCAAAAACAGGGAAAGATTTACTGCGCGGGCTGTTGCTTATGAAAAATGACCCCGTTAAATCGCGAGCGAGCTTGATTGTGGGGTGAGAAAATATTTTTGGTGCCGATGGATGGCTTTGTTCGCACGCCTCTCTAAAGGCCATTTCCGGCGATTTTAAGCCATGATCTTCGGGTGACTGTTTACACATTTCGATAAATTGACCGGGTGAAGGCACAAATGGGGTTGCAAGCAGCCTAAAACGGCCTACACCGATTTTAATTAACTCAAGGTCGGTTAATTCTACTTGCTTAAACGCTTTCATCCATTCCCGTTTAGCCCCTTCAAATTCGGACTCGGTAGGCCACGCCTGTTTAAACGCTGGGAAAATTGACGTAAAGGTTAAAAATAACTTGTTTACGATTTTGTAATCCATTTCGGTAAATTTAGGCTGCGCGAATGGTGGCGAGTATTCATACAGGCTTTTAGGATTCATTTCGCTAAGTATGTCTTCAATCTTTTTCATCAAAACATATCCTTTTCAATTCCATCAGCCCATTTGGTTGAATCATTGTCAAAATGTGATTTTTTAGGCTTGTTTTTATTTTCTTCAAGCCAGCTTACATTGAATCCTATCCATCCATTTGCCACATATTCTTCAAAGGCGGCAATAGGATTGGGACATTTTTGCAATTCTTTGTTGATTCGTTCCCATGCGGTCAACGTTATGGCTGATTTTTTAACACGTCTGTTTTCAATCCAGTCCGCAATCATTTGCGCGGGTAGGTTATGAGGATTGAAAGATTGAATAGTTTGGATAGTAAGGTTTTTGGATGTGTTTTCAGGTTGCGGGTAATAGGTTTCTTTGTATTTTGGATCGAGCGATTTTTCTTTTTTATTTATTTTTTCTTTAGTCTTTATTTTAGGTTCTTCTCTTTTAGGTTCAGTGTCCCGTTTTTGGGACTGCTTAGCAGTACCGTTTTTGCGACTGCTTACGTCTAAAGCAGTACCGTTTTTGGGACTGCTTGTTTCTTCGTCTTTGTATTCATCGGCACTTTCACAACGATATTGCACGTAAGTTAAACGCATGACGGGAACACTTTTGGTTCGTCCTTGCATTTCACCCGTGTATTGAAGCAAACCTTTGTCAATTACAGATTGACGTACTTTGATTATTGTTTTTCTATCAGATGATGTATCAGCGCATAAGCGTTTAATCGAAGGCCAGCAAACACCGTTTTCAGATGCCCTATCAGCACACGATAATAAAAATAGTTTTTCGCATGTACTTACGTTTTGTAATTTCCATGTTGCAGCAGTAGCTTCGACACTCATATCAAATCCTTCTGTTTCGAACTATCAACAGTTGACATGAGCAATTAAGGGGATATAATTTGCGCATGTCTGTAGCAGACAAATGTCATGTAGTTGGTAGCTCATTGACGTTATTCAGCCCCAAGGGGCACGGCTCATAAAGTGTTGAAGCACCTTATGAGCCACACACTTTACAAGACAATCTTTTTTAATTCAATAATAACCGGTCAAATTCATATCACAAAATCATTGTAAATACTAATCAACTAGCACACAATAAAACTGTGGTTTTATCCTTTTTCCACATATCCATGTTGTTTAACGAAGCCCGCACACTCCAGCGGGCTTTTTTATTTTGTATTGTGCAATTATGTTTGCTACGATAAATCAAAATAACAAAAGGAAATATCATGGCTAAGAATGAAGTTACACCCGAAAAAACGTACCCCACGCCTATGGTGACAGAGCGCACACGTAAACCACGTGAGGGTTTTGTTAATCCAAACAAAGGAATTGAAGTTGCACCTGGCTTGAATTTACAAGACGTTCCACGTGCTATGCTTCAAGCGCATTTGAAAAACAATGAGAACTTAGCAAAACAACGTTTCCAAGCAAAATATGGTCACATGGGCGGACAACAATCATTTTAAGGGGTAGTTTGTGTCTGAATTTGAATCATGTGTTGAGTACGTTTTAGAGCATGAAGGTGGTTTGACCAAGAACAAGGCAGACCCCGGAGGCACTACCAACTTCGGTATTTCATTAAGGTTTTTACGTGATGTATCAGAGGATGTTTTAAAACGAAACGGCATATTTGGTGAAGTGACAGACAAAACAATTGTTGATTTAACCCTTGTTCAAGCCAAAGGTTTGTATTTCACCGAGTTTTGGAACCAAGCCCCGTTTGATAAAATCATGAATGGGATACTTGCTAAGTATATTTTTGATATGGCAGTGAATCATGGATTGAGTCAAGCCACACGAATTGCGCAGCGTGCTTGTTGTGCTGCACAAAAAGATAAATCATATGTCAAGGATGACGCCCTTTTCGGTAAAAAGACGTTACAAGCTATCAATCAAGCATCGTTTATGTTGATACCGGCATTGATAGCCACGCGTGAGGGATTCATGCGTCAATTAGTTGCTGTAAATCCTAAACTTGATGTATTCTTAGATGGTTGGTTGACACGTGCTTACGATGTGAACCTTTAACGATTGGGGGCAATCATGAACTACGGAACAGACTTAAAATTAAAATCAGGTTTTGGTGGTGGTACTCATGTCGCTGGCAAAGATAAGCCACGTATGGGTGCAGCGAAAGGCCAAGGTGCTGGCATGGGTGGTTACAATGCATCAGCCGTAAACAAAGCAATGAGCAGCGTAAAAGGAAGCGGTGGCGCACCGACTTACTATTGCGGTGGTTCTAAGATGGGTCGTTAATCATGGCCATTGACCACGAAGCACACAAGATTCGTATCAAAGCCGTTTCCGATAGAATGAATCACCCCATGACCTATAACGATGCGGGCGCACCAAAGCAAGACTTTGTTAAGCCTGATATGAATCGTTTACGTGATGTGCGTGGACAGACTGATCGGGAAAGACTTGTCGGAAAACGATAATGGATCACTGGGAATTTAAAGAGGCGGTACACAATTATCGTATGAAAAGCGGACACGCCATAAATTATTATGATGGTGGGTATTCTGCGACTGATACGGGAAGTACCGCTAAACGACCAGTGCAAAAGGGTTCGTTAGCTAAAGACAAAATGCGAGATTTACACGGTAGGGCTGATGGTAGCGTGAACCGTGGAAAGACTCGCAGAAATGTTACGGCTTTAATTAACGACACCCCTTAACCATTTTCTTGAGGTACGGAAAATGGTACAACCATTTCGCGCACTACCTCGTTATGGTTTCTCAATTGCACCGCTAGTGAAGCATCGAGTGATTTTTTATGATTCTTCAAAAATGCATTAAGCGGAACATCAGGAAACATATCAGTTAAGGCAATCAAAAGGCTTGCAGCAACGTAGGTTTGAAACGCAATAACCATTTCAATAAATTCGTTAGGCTGTCCGGGGTAATCATCTGGGTTGATTGTTTCGGTTATGTCTTTTATGAACTGGTGCGCCACAGGCACCAGCTTATCAGTATGTTCGATTGCTTTTTCTTTGTAAGTGATTATGTTGTGATGTTCAAGAATTTCAATCAGTTCTTGATAGTTTCCATTCTTCGATGCCTTGTTCTTCGCGGTCATAATCTCTCATTTCTTCATTTCTTCGGTATTCCCATTCTATTTCGTCCTCGTCACCGTGACTATCTCTCCAGCAATTAATCATCATTTTTATGATTCCTTCCGTCTTTATTCCCTGTTTTTAATTGAATTATGTCATTTATTAATCCAGTGGAAACATTGAAATTTTCGGCCATTTGTTTTTGAGTAAATGTTTTTGAAGCATAGAATGCTCTAATCAATTCCATAGTTTCATAAGTTAATTTTGTTTTTCTCCTTACTAGATTATTTTCAAATGCATGTTGCATATTTTTTAATTGGCTAACGTATTCTAAATTTTCTAATTGATTATTTAATTTATTTCCATCCTTGTGATTAATGACTAGGCTTTCATTTTCTTTTTTTAAAAAAGTTTCCGCTACTAGTTGATGAACCATAAATTTTTTTTGATCTAATCTATTGGTTTTTATGAGCATGACGACTCTATAGCCTCTTTTCCCAATCCATCCGTTAATTAATGATGTTTTTGGTTTTCGGTATCTTTTGTAAGAAATTATTTCGCCATTTCTATTTATTCCATATTTTCCTTCAAATCCCTTTATATCTATGAACTCATCATTGTCAAAGCGTCCCATTTTCCAAACTCCTTTTGTTATTTATTTCTTTCCTGTGACTGATTGCACCCCTAATTAAACAGAATGCCACGCCGATTACTACACAGGGAACTAGCCCAATAAACCCTATAAATTGCATTTTAATAACCCTCAAACATGTTATGTTTCCCGTTATGTTATGTTAAGTTTTGTTTAATTAGTCGAGTTTCATGTAATCGTTTACTTTCATTTCGAGCATGATTTTAATTTGCTCAAGAGCGTCATTCGCTTTTTGCAATGGCATTTCGTAGAACGCACGCATGTACACACGCAACTCGGTTGAATTGTCATAATTACTGATTGCATCTTCATAAAATTTAATGTGATTCATTTTGTTTTTCCTTTTAGTTTGTTTAAATTACAAACGTATGATAACAGAATGATAAGTGCATGTAAAGCATACTTATCATTTATTTATCGTATTTGTGACGCGTTGTGACATTTTTGACAGGTATAATTTGTACTTGTTCTATACTCGTGTTGTACCTTTGGGGAATTAAAGCTATAAAATAGGTATTTAATTCCCCATTCTTATTTGTGATACTTAAAATATGACAAAGAAAAAAGACAAGATTGATCCGAGAGAGCCTTACAAGCTAACTCCCGACCGCGCGAAAATCGTGCTAGAGAACGTTCGCAGTGATTTATCAGTCACAAATGCGTCTAGGATTGCGGGGTTAAGTCCTCAAACCCCCTTAAACTGGATAACACGCGGGAAACAAGACAAAGACGCGGGTATTGAGAGTACCTACACAAAGTTTCTTGATGAATTTTATGTGGCGCAAGGATTAAAGGTACGCGAATTCATGCGAGATGTTGCAACCATGAACAAAGGTTGGCAAGCTGTTGCATGGTTACTTGAAAAATGTTGTGCGGAAGATTTCGGCAAAGACTCCGAGCTTTACAAACAGTTGCTGGAAGATTATAAAATGTTAATGCAATCACTTGTTGATCAAAACAAAGGGGTTAATCATGGCAATGAAACCGCCAGTGCAAAAACCCTATAAATTGAGGGCTTCACCCATGACAGCTAAAAAAAAGAATTGGATTAAAGACGCAATCAAGAAACCAGGTGCTTTGCGTAAAGAGTTAAAAGCTAAACCCGGTGAGCCTATACCTAAAAAGAAATTAAAAGCAGCAGCAAAGAAAGGCGGCAAACTTGGCCAGCGAGCAAGGTTAGCTGAAACATTAGGAAAAATGAACAAATAACAAGGGGATTGTATGAGTTTATTAAGCAGCTTTATTGCCAGCCATGTTGTTTCAACACTCGAACAAGAGTTATTATCGCATGAGCCAGAGTTACAAGAGGCGTTTCTTGCAGAGATTAAAGAGTTCGCGGACGTTGTGGGCGGTTGGTTGAAAGAAAAGCTTGCACCAAAAGCTGAATAATGTACGTTAAAGTATTTGAAAGCCGTCAAACCTCAAATAGTTATATCGTACAGCATGATATTTCTATGCGAGGTTTGGATCATGGCGTGATGTATCTTGAGAACCAAGACAAGAAACGCATCAAGATTTGTGAAAACGAGTTATTCAGATTACTTGATTTTTACTTTAGGGTGAGAACTGATGAAAGACAAAATGAAGAAAGTAGGCAAGATGATGGACAAGAAAATAAAAGAGTCCGAAAAGAAAGACGTTAAACAAGATGCCAAGATGATGAAAGAGAAAATGAAAAAGAAAAAAGGGGCTAAGTAATGAGTGATGAATCAAAAAAGTTTGCGCTTGATGTGTTAAGACGTGAGTTTATTAAGTTTATGGAAGCTGTGAGCAAGATTCCCGGTGCGCCTGTTCAGAAACAACAAGCGTTCTTGCGTTTCGATGAGGGTCACATGTGGATGCAAAACGCAGTATTCACTTATGTTGAGCCACAAGAAAACGCGGTACCTGATGCACCACCAAGCGACCAACCAATAATCGAGACTTTACCAGCCGATCCAAACTTGCCAGATTTATCTAACTTATCACAAGAACAAGTTGATAACCTGTCAAAGTATGAACAACCAAGCACACCAGTTTGTCATGAGTAAGAGTTATCAAAGTGCGCCACGTAATCCAGTAATGGAAGTGGCGTTTAAACATGCGTTTGGAAATAACTTTTCAAAGTTAAAGACAGCATGTAAACATGAAAGTGATGGATTACACGAAATACGCACAGACTATCACAGCGTGAACAAGTGCAAACATTGCGGAGATATTTACCATGTCACAAATGAAAGTTAAACGATTATACGAAATGTCAGCCCTTGAAAAGTCAATCATGTTGATGGTGTGGCAAGACGTGCAAGTGTTACCAGCGTATGACACATGGCGAAAGTATGAACGTGGTTTTGTCTATGAGGGAAAACCCTACAGATACAAATGCAAATACCGAGTTGAAGAGGGTCATTTGCGATTGCTTGAGGCTAAGATTGAACACGAGCAAGTCGTTGTTGATTTGATGCATTAATTTATCAGAGGCTATCAGATATTCTATGCGATATATTATAAATTTCCTTATGGCTGTTGATCGCTTATCTGGTTTGATGCTCAAGCCAGCCTTATTGTTATTGCTAGTTGAGTTAATAACCATCCTCTTAAACGTCAAAGGAATTGATTTTAATTATGTCTGCCAACCAAACTGGAATTGATAACGTAAACCATCCCCCGCATTACAAATCACGTGATATTGAATGTGAAAAGTGCGGGCATGACATTGAATGTATCGAAGTCACCCGCCATTTTAAATTTAATCTAGGCAATGCAATCAAATATATTTGGCGTGCAGATTTTAAAGCACAACCTATTGAAGATTTACGCAAAGCTATTTGGTATTTACAAGATGAGATTACACAACGTGTAAAGATTGCTAAACACCAAGATGCTGCACATATAGAAATACTCAAACAACATACTTCGGCAACTTTGCAACATAATTGCAGTGCTTGTCACTTGAGATTCGATCACCAGCAAGCTTTAGAGAATCATTGGTTATTATGTCATGACAATACACAGGTCAATACATGATATGTTTCTTTTGCTTTTACAATGTATCATCAGGCATACAGGCAAAACTGGCGTTTAGCAAGACATTCAAGCACTGTAACATCGTGACGTTTGACGGTCAGACATGGATTGCCACCGAGTTTGATTTGACCGGTATTCATATGCGCATAATAAACGCACACAGCGGTTCGAGTCTGATTCGTGGTATAAAATACATTGATTCGTTGACTGCTTTAGTGGTTGTTGATGTTCATGAGAAAGCGAGCATCAAGTGGAAGCCCTACATTGTGCGCAGTTGCAACGAATTAGACCGCTACATATCAGGGGTTGACATTGGATTTACATTTAACCCTAAACATCTTTACAATAAGCTATTAAAGCATCACGGTAATCGATACGAAGTTTTGTATCATTGGAGGCGATAACATGGGATTTTTCGGAGGTGGTGGAAATTCTGGCGCACAAGATACGGCACAGGCACAATCAAACGCATTGATTGACCAACAATTTAAACAAAACCAAGCCGAGATTGAGCAAAAGAAACGTGATCTATACTCGCAACGTTTAGATATTATCAAATCACAAGGCGGTCAAGTCTGGACACCTAAGAGGTAAATATGGCAAACCCACCTGAGAATTTTCATAAGCTTAATGATAGGTTTCAAGAGGCACGGTATTATAAAGACCGTTGGCTTGCGCTATACAAGAATTTATATTTCTATGTGATACCAGACAGAGACGCATTTAACATCAAGTTTAATTACACTGATACCGGTAAACCTGTTACTCAACAGATTTGGGATAACACCGCAATGATTGCAGCCTATCAACGGGCGAATGATTTGCATGGGTTGCTTATGCCAAAGGATCGCGTATGGGGTAAGTATGTTATGGATCCTCATATGCACGATCAAGAGGATATCCAAAAGGGTCAAATCATATTGGATAAAGTCAATGAAAGACTTATGTTTTATCTTAACGAGTCCAACCTTGCTCGCGTTGTGGGTTCTAGTAATCTGGATTTGGTGGGTGGTACTGGTGTCATTTGGGTTGAATCGCCATCGGATGACGTACCTCTC